CGGAAGAGCAGTCTGCTGAGCAGGAAGCGCCTAAGACTTTTTCACAAGAAGACTTGGACGCCATCGTAGGCAAACGACTCGCAAGAGAGCAGCGTAAATGGGAACGCGAACAGGCTCAAAGAGCAGAGGAAATGCAGGCACGGCAGCAGCCGATCCACGACATAACCCCTGAACAATTTGAGACTTACGAGGATTACGCAGAGGTTTTGGCCGAACGTAAAGCCGAAGTACTGCTGGCACGCCGTGAAAGGGACAGCCAGCAACGTGCAATGCTAGAGTCTTATCACGAACGTGAAGAGGCAGCGCGGGACAAGTATGATGACTTTGAACAAGTCGCATACAACCCCAACCTTCCGATCACCGACGCGATGGCGATGGCAATACAAGCGTCCGACATTGGCCCCGACGTGATTTATCACTTAGGTGTCAACACTAAAGATGCCCAGCGTATTTCGCGTTTAGACCCCATTTTGCAAGCTAGGGAAATTGGAATGATTGAGGCAAGGCTTTCAGCCGAACCTACATTCAAAAAAACATCTAACGCCCCTGCACCTATTGCTCCTGTCAATGCCCGCACCGCTGGTGCGCCGACATTTGATACGACAGACCCACGGTCAGTAAAGTCCATGAGTACGTCAGATTGGATTGAGGCAGAACGGCAACGTCAGGTCAAAAAGTATGAGGCACAACGCAACCGATAATTTAGGATTATTTCCATGTCTAACTCGATTTTAACCATTGACATGATTACACGGAAGGCTCTCGAAATCCTTGAGAACAACCTTGTACTCACACGTAACGTAAACCGCCAGTACGATGACAGCTTTGCTGTTGAAGGCGCAAAAATTGGTTCAACCCTGCGTATCCGTTTGCCGGATCGCGCGCTTGTAACTGACGGCGCAGCCCTTCAGGTACAGGATGACAACGAGCAGTTCACAACGCTTGCTGTTTCCACCCAGAAGCACATCGGCGTTAACTTCACGACTGCTGAATTGACCATGCAGTTGGATGACTTCGCTGACCGCGTTCTCAAGCCACGTATCTCGCAGCTTGCTGCCAGCATCGACGCTGACGTTGCTAACTCGTACCTGACCATCGGTAACACTGTCGGCACGCCCGGCACTACGCCAGCTACTTCGGCTGTTCTTCTTGCTGCACAGCAGAAGCTGAACGAAAATGCTGCTGTAATGTCGCCACGCTATGCAACTGTTAACCCAGCCGCTAACGCTGGTTTGGTCGAAGGCATGAAGGGTCTTTTCAACCCAACCGACACTGTCAGCAAGCAGTTCAAGAACGGCATGATGGGTACAGGCGTACTTGGTTTCGACGAAATCAATATGTCGCAGTCCATCAAGCAGTTCACCACTGGTTCGCGTACTGCAACTGGCGGCACGACTTCGGCGGCTGTTACCGCTGAAGGTGCAACCACCATCGCCATCACTGGCGCTGGCGCGGCGGCTACAGTTAAGGCTGGTGACGTGTTTACTGTAAACGCTTGCTTCTCTGTTAACCCACAGACCCGTGAAAGCACTGGTTCGTTGTTCCAGTTCGTTGCTTTGGCTGATGTCACACTTAGTGGCGCCGGCGCAGGTAACATCACTGTTGCACCGATCTATTCGGCTACACATGCACTTGCTACCGTTAACACTTTGCCTGCTAATGCTGCGGCCATTATCTTTGTTGGTACGGCGTCTACGCAATACGCGCAGAACCTCGTATACCACAAGGACGCTATCACCTTCGCAACCGCCGACCTTCTGCTCCCACAGGGCGTAGATATGGCTTCGCGTCAGGTGCATAACGGCATTTCGCTCCGCGTTGTTCGTCAGTACGACATCAACAACGACCGTATGCCTTGCCGTATTGACGTTCTGTATGGCTACAGCACAATCCGTCCGCAGATGGCTGTTCGGATGTGGGGTTAATCTAACACGGCCCTCGGTTCGCCGGGGGCCACACTTTTTAAAGGATTTTTACTATGCCTACTTTACCTAATGGCGCCGGCGGCTATCAAGTCGGTGACGGCAATCTCGGCGAAGTTACTTTTGGTACTTCGGCGATCCCTACTGCGTACACCGCAGCAGCTACGCTAACCGCTGCTGATTTGGCTGGCGGCGCAGTTGTGTATACTTCGGCATCTACTGCTGACCTTACGCTTCCTGCTGTTTCGGTTGTTGAAGCTAGCCTTAGCAGCGCAAAAGTAAACTCATCGTTCGAGTTCTCTTTGGTCACCACCAGCACAGGCGTCCCTACTATCGTAGTAGGCACTGGCTGGACGCTGGTTGGCGTTGGTCTCGGCATTGCATCGCGCAGCGTACTGTTCCGTGCTGTTAAAACCAGCGCGACAACGTACAACCTGTACCGTATCGCTGGCTAATAGGTTTGCCCCGGCTTCGGTCGGGGCATCCTTTTCAGGAGAAAATCAATGGCTAATACAAAACCTATTGGTGTTGCTTTCCTCGACCAAGATATTATTGGCGCTCAATATCTCTTGGCTGACGAGCAAATTGGCTACACCGCCGCAGCACAAGGTACGGTTACGCAGTTGACCAGCAAGTCAACTGCCGTCACGCTAAACAAACCGGCTGGCCGTATTACGATGGACGCCGCGTCTTTGGCTACTGCCACTAACGCTACGTTTACGCTGAACAACAGTTTCATTTCTGCAAATGACACTGTTATTCTTACTATCTCTGGCGGCCAAGCGACTGCTGGATCATACAACGTGTTTGCTAACGCGCTGGCTGCTGGCACTGTCAGCATCACGTTACGTAACATTTCTGGCGGTACGCTGTCAGAAGCAATTGTGATCAACTTTGCGCTGATCCACTGCGCGTAAATAATTTGGACGGCTTTCGGGCCGTCCATTTTTAAAAGTTTTATGGGGATTTTGGCATGGATACTGCCGGCGACATAATTAACGGTTCGCTTAGACTGCTAGGTGTTCTGGCAGAAGGCGAAGTTCCATCGGCTGAAACGTCGCAGGACGCACTGCGCGCTATGAACCAGATGATTGATAGCTGGAACACTGAGCGCCTGTCCGTCTTCTCGACGCAAGACCAAGTATTTACGTGGCCTTCTGGCATCATCAGCCGCACGCTTGGGCCAACCGGCAACTTTGTTGGTAACCGCCCCGTCCTGCTTGACGATGCAACGTACTTTGTCGATCCCGGCACGGGCGTCAGCTATGGCATAAAAATTATTAACCAGCAGCAGTATGACGGCATTGCGGTCAAGACGGTCACATCAACCTTTCCGCAAGTTATCTTTGTCAATAACACATACCCAGACATTGATATGTACATCTATCCGCGCCCTACGCGCGACCTGACATGGCATTTTATTTCGGTTGAAGAGCTAACTCAGCCCGCAACGCTGGCAACCGTATTGAGTTTTCCTCCCGGCTATCTGCGTGCGTTCCGCTATAACTTGGCGTGCGAAATGGCGCCTGAGTTTGGCGAAGAGCCATCAGCACAGGTTCGCCGCATCGCCATGTCTTCCAAGCGCAATCTGAAGCGCATCAATAACCCCGGCGACATCATGTCTGTACCGTACAGCCTCATTGCTTCACGCCAACGCTTTAATATCTATGCAGGGAATTACTAAATGACTAATATTGCTATCTCCGCACTGCCGGTTGCCACTTCGCAAGCTGGCGCTGATGTATTGCCGATTGTTCAGGCCACGACCACTACAACTAAGCAATTATCCGTAACCAACCTATTCACCAACCCCACGTTTGTTGCGCCCGCACTAGGAACGCCAACTAGCGGTAACCTGTCGAATTGCACCAGCACTTCGATGGTGTTGACAACCCCAGTATTGGGAACACCAACTAGCGGTAACCTGTCGAATTGCACCAGCACTTCGATGGTGTTGACAACGCCTGTGCTTGGCGCCGCAACCGGCACAAGCCTAACCCTTACAGGAAACAATGTTATTAGCAGCACTGGAAAACACGGCTACACATTCGGCTCTGGCGGAACGGTTGCCCAAGCTACCAGCAAAGCAACCGGCGTGACGTTGAGCAAGTCAACCGGCCAGATTACACTAAACGCCGCCGCGCTTGCCTCAGATACTACGGTCAGCTTTACATTAACCAACACCGTTATTGAGGCAAACGATATTTTAATACTAAACCACATTAGCGGAGGCACGGCGGGATCTTACTTGCTCAATGCTCAATCCGCCGCGGGTTTAGCCAGCATTAACGTGCGGAACATTACCGCTGGTTCATTGAGCGAGGCTATTGTAATTGCTTTTGCGGTAATTAAAGCGGTAACTACGTAAATGAAAACGCCGATCCTTGGGTCGGCGTATGTCGCTAGAAGCGTCAACGCCGCCGACAACCGCATGGTCAATTTGTTTCCAGAGATTGTCCCTGAAGGCGGCAAAGAGCCTGCGTTTCTTCAGCGCGCGCCGGGGCTGACTACATTGGCAACTCTTGGCACGGGGCCTGTCCGTGGCTTGTGGACATTCGGCAATTATGGTTACGCTGTGTCAGGGTCAACGCTGTACCAGATTGACAGTAACTGGGACGCAGTTGCCAAAGGCACTGTGACCGGCACAGGCTCTGTCAGCATGGCTGACAATGGCACGCAGCTATTCATTGCGGCTAACCCGCAGGGTTACATCTACAACGCCAGCACCGACGTGTTCCAGCAGATCACCGACCCTGACTTTCCCGGCGCTGGTACGGTCGGTTACATCGACGGCTATTTCACGTTCAACGAACCCGGCACACAGAAAATATGGGTTACGCAGCTACTGGACGGAACCAGTGTTGACCCGCTGGAATTTGCCAGCGCCGAAGGCAACCCTGACAATGTTGTTGCGGTCTTTGTGGACCACCGCGAAGTCTGGGTGTTTGGCACAAACTCAACCGAAGTCTGGTACGACGCAGGGCTGCTCGACTTTCCGCTGGCCCGTATCCAAGGCGCGTTTAACGAACTGGGCTGCGCTGCCCCGTACAGCGTTGCCAAGATGGACAACCAAGTCTACTGGCTAGGCAAGGACGCGCGCGGCCAAGGCATCGTTTACAAAGCCGCTGGCTACATCGGTCAGCGCGTATCGACGCACGCTATCGAATGGCAGATGCAGGAATACGCTGATATGACAGACGCTGTCGGTTACACGTACCAGCAAGACGGCCACAGTTTCTATGTTCTAAACTTCCCCAGCGCCGACACCACATGGGTGTATGATGTCGCCACTGGCGCATGGCATGAACGCGCTTCGTTTGATAACGGCGATTTTAATCGTCACCGCGCTAATAGTCAGATGTTTTTTAACAGCGCCATTGTTGTTGGCGACTATCAAAACGGCAAGATTTATGATTTTGACTTGAACGTGTACGCTGATGACGGCGCACCGCAGAAATGGTTGCGATCATGGCGCGCGCTGCCCACGGGCGCTAACAACCTTACGCGTACTATCCAGCACGCGCTGCAACTTGACTGCGAAACCGGCGTGGGGCTTAATACTTACCCCGCTTACGATGCCGAAGACCTTGCCACTGAATCAGGTAACATCCTCGTAGCCCAGTTTGTGCAAGGTTATTTGACTACGCAAGCCGGTGACCAGTTAGTCACGGAAGCCAATGATAATAACAATCCATTAACTACCCAAGTGCAACCCGCCGAAGATTACAACGAATACGCGCTGGAAACGGAGGCTTACCCCGGAGCGCCGGGCTATACTCCGCAAGCTATGCTGCGTTGGTCAGACGATGGCGGCCATACATGGTCTAACGAACATTGGAAGTCGATGGGCAGGATCGGCAGATTTGGGCATCGCACCATTTGGCGCCGCCTTGGCGCAACAATGAAAATACGCGACCGCGTCTACGAAGTGTCTGGAACAGACCCTGTACGGATTTATATTATGGGTGCTGAACTAGCCATTAGTGGGACAAGTGCCTAATGGCGTTAGCCCCTCTTAACCCCACTAACATTACGCCGCCGCGCGTCGAGTTTATCGACCCACGGTCAGGCGCAATTAGCCGTGAATGGTATCGGTTCTTTTTGTCGTTGCGGAACGCTACGCAGGACAACCAAGAAGAAACTACGCTGGGGCCAGACACCGCATCGCTGTTAGCAACTTACGACGCTATGTTGATGTCTGCAACGCAAGCATCGGAAGTTGCTTCCGACGGTATGGTGGCAAGCCTAGAGAGCAGCTTAAACAGCTTACAAAATGCTTTTGGTGTTACACCGCCCAATGTCAGCGGCACTGTCACTTCGGTTGCTGCGTCTGGCGGAACAACTGGCCTAACCTTTACTGGTTCCCCAATCACCACTAGCGGCACGCTGACCCTTAGCGGCACACTGGCTGTTGCTAACGGTGGCACAGGTGCAACAACTCTCACAGGATACGTCAAGGGCAGCGGCACTAGCGCATTCACAGCCTCTGCAACCGTTCCCGCGGCAGATGTGTCGGGATTAGCTACGGTCGCCACGTCAGGGTCATTTGCCGATCTATCTAACAAGCCGGGTATTCGGTCCAATGGGCAGAACGTAATTAACAGTTCAACAACGCTTGGAAGCGCGGATAACGGCACAAACATCTTAATTTTGACTTCAGGTATTACAATCACATTCCCAGCATCTGGTTTTTCTAGCGGGCATGGATTTGCAATTAGCAATGTTAGCGGAGGAAACGTGACGCTTTCTGCCCCCGGCGGAAGCGATTTTGGTACAACACTACCCAATAACGGCACGTTCTTTGCGTTTTGCGACGGCGGCGGTTTTTGGCGGCAATACTGCTATTCAACTACTCGGCTATAGGGTGTGGAAACGCCGATTTACAAAAATAAATTTATGCCGTATTATCGAGCGATACCTTACGTTTTATTTCGCGGCGCCATTAAAAGGACAAGCAATGACCGTTAATCTTTCGCCGTTGGCAGGAGCCGGGTGGCAATTTTTCGACAACAACGGCGTCCCTTTGGCGGGCGGTCTTTTGTACACTTACGCGGCAGGCACGACCACGCCTGCGGTAACGTACACCAGCAACAGCGGCGTAACGCCGCACCCCAACCCCATTGTTTTAGATAGTGCTGGGCGCGTATCATCAGAAGTTTGGTTAACCTCGACAGACACATATAAGTTTTCGTTGTTTACAAGCAGTAATATATCCATATGGGTTAAAGATAATATCCCCGGTATATTGCCCGCTAACGCTACGGCGGCTGACATCTTATACAACCAAGGCAGCGCGAACGCCGTAACGCGGTCTGTTACCAACCGCCTTCAGGATTATGTTTCCGTAAAAGATTTCGGGGCCGTAGGTGATGACGTTGCAAACGACACCGCGGCCTTTGCGGCTGCCGCTGCATCAGGCAAATCCATACTCATACCGCAAGGAACGTACCGCGTTGCGGGCGTTTTGTTTACTACGCGAGTAACTTTTGCGGGCAACGCTAAAATCCGCCGCACGGGCGGCACACTGGCATTTTCAGGTGGAATCGACGCCCCTTGCGAACAGATTTTCTTGGATGCCGTTGGCACAGCCCAAGTGGACATTAATAACACACTGACGCCAGAAGGTTGGGTTGATTGGTTTGGCTATGACGCAAACGCGATTGAAACGTGTCATGCAATTTTTCTCGTTAATCGCTTGGGCCCACGCGATTACTTCCTAGATCGGACGGTTATTCTCGATAAATCTTATCGTGATGTTATTGGTTGTGGCGGCAGCGCGGAAGGCGGCGGCGGGACTCGGCTTGTTATGATTGGCGCGGCAGCGGCAAATCAACCGCTGGTTCAAGTGGGAACGCTTAATAGCGCGTCGGTTCTTTCCTGCGCTCGGCGCCTTAACATTAGCGGCATCAACACAATCCGCGCTGGCGCAACGTATCAGCCTGTTGCATCTGGTCGGCGCGAGGATGCAATACCCGCTTGGAACATTAAGGGTTGGTATGAAGGCCGTATGGAGGATTGCTTCGACTTTGGAAGCGCCGTCCACTATAAAATAGACGCAACAGTTGCTTGCACTCTCATTCGGTGCGGGGGCGTTCGTCCAACTCCGGGCGCGATTAACGGCTATCCTGACTATTACACTGCGTTTGTTGTCGGCGGGTATTCACCCAGCTTTGGTTTTATTGGCGCAAATGCTTCGATTACTATTGATAGTTGCGGCACGGCAGGCGGCACTGGAATCGCTACTATGGGTATGTACCTGTATGGCTACATCGGTGACACATGGGTTAAGAAGTTTGAAGATAGTCAACTTTCTTACGGAATTTTTGTTGATGGTGCGGACGCTGCGGGAGTTCCAGTTACCTCTTTGTCGGCACACCAAGACGTTCGTATACGTGAATGTGTTTTAGACGCGCACGTATTTAACTGCTTAACAGTGCAGAACATCAACACAGGCGGCGGCATAAGCCTTGATGATAATTACCTTGCTCAAAACGCAGCGGGTGACGCGGTACTGATTAACAACTGCCAAGGCGTTCTATCAATTAATAGCGGCGACATTATCCTTAATTCTAGTTTGGCAAATTATGGTGTGCGTATTGCAGGATCAAGGCGCGTAACGGTTAGCCCTGCTGTTAAAATAAAGGATGCACAGGTCGGGCTGAAAGCGGAAAGTTCAAGCGATTTACGACTAGAACCAAACATTACTCGTGCAGTCGTAGGTGGAACAAATGGATTTGAGCTTGCTGGTGTTGTTCGATCTTACATCCAGCCTATTATAGATTCAAATTTGGTTGTTTTTGATTTTGGGATTATCGTTGATACTTCAACTGCCTATAGCGAACTAAATATTACTAATATTAATTACGGTTGTTTTACTACCCCCTCGGCGGACCGTAAAATTTGGTATAACGGCGCGACGTGGGGCGGCGGCGGCACGTTTGGAACCAACAACATTGCTACGGGCGTTTTAAATTAAAAGGCGAATAACATGGCAGTTTCTATTAGTAACATCATCCCCGCTAAAACAGCGGAAGCAACACAAACCACGCAATATATATCGAATGGCGTGCAGACAATCATCGACAAGTTTACTGCGACTAACTACAGCGCGTCCGCCGCAACGATCAGCGTCAACCTGATTACGGCTGCTGGCAGCGCCAGCAACGCCAACTTGATTGTTCAGACCAAAACGCTTCAGCCAACAGAAACCTATACCTTTCCTGAACTGGTCGGTCATGTGCTGCCTAACAATGGCTTCATCAGCACAATCGCTGGCACGGCATCCGCCATCAACATCCGCGCGTCAGGTCGTCTAGTCAGCTAATGCAGCCCTTCGTCGTATTTTCATTACCAAGATCGCGGTCAGCTTGGCT